TGTTCACTTCTCTAACTAGGATTTCTCTAGGATAGACTCTTCCATTTCTATTTTTGATATTTGATTGTAAGAATACACCTTTGATTTTGTATTCTTTTTTGCCGTTTTTTTCTTCAATAAGATATTCGGCTGATGTAACTTCTTCTGAAATTAGTTTCATAAATTCTCTCTCTTTTGTAATATTTATAAACTTTTTTACCTAAACTCTACTATAATTGTATAATTATCGCCACTTACAAAGTTTTTTGTAGATAGTAAAACATCTCCTGTAGGTGTCGTAGCGTTGTTCGCTATCTCGTTTCCAGCGGCTCTTAAATCCCAATAACCATTACCAGATAAGAATAAAGCAGTCGCATTTGTTGCGCCATCCCATATTAATTCTATTCCAGCTTTGTTATTATTTGTGTTTATAGAATACCAAATCTTTGATATTTTTCTATTACCATCTTCGGTCATAAAAGTAAGTTCCGAAGCGTCAACTTTTTTGATTAAAGTTTCGCCTGTACCATCTGAAAAGTTTGTAAGTTTAGTTACAAATTTTACACCAGATGTGTCAGCGATAGTTTGTGATGTTACTGTATCTGCCATTAGTTGTATCCTGATTCTTTATGTGTTTCTATTACAACATTATATTTTGTTATATTAGAATCACTTGTAAGTAATATATCTCCTATTACGTCTTTTATTTTTTTTTCGTTTGGTTTTAATCCGTAGTTACCTCTACCAGATAAAACCACACTTTTTTCTGTGTCATTTTTAAAGAACACAGTTAAATTTCCTGTACCTTGTATCTCATAAACGATATTCGCTATGGATACTTTTGGTTCACTTGAAGCGTTGTTTGAATTTACAACGTCAACCAAAGTTTGTTCTACCTCACTTCCAATACCATTTGAGTTGACAATAATATGGAAATCATTATCAACTAACTTTGTAGTTGATATAGTCATTATCTCGGTGATGAAATAGCTGAACCTACAGCATTACCTGTTGTTTCAATTGTATGTGCTTCATCTTTTTCAATTATAACACTATCTCCAGCAGTTACTAATATCATTGTTCCGATAACATCTGAACCTTCTTTAACAGTAACAGTATTAGCAGCAGCCTGTGTTTGTACTCTAACAAAGTGTGCTCTACCAAAGTTGCTTGCTGAAATAACAGCACCAGCAGATGTTGAGCTTCCTTTTAATTTAAATGAGCCTTGATATGCCATTTTATTTTTCTCCTAATTGTTCTATTGTTTCTTTTTCAAAATAATCATTAAATTTTTCTACATTAATATTATGAAACTCCGCTACTTTTGATACAGCATTTTCAAATCTATCAATGATACTACCAGTTTCTTTTTCTATTAAGATAAACACATCATTAATTGCTTCTTTCATTAAAGGAGATAACTCCTGAAAACTTTTAGAATCAATAATACGTTTTTCTTTAATAATTCTACTCACCTGCATTTGTAGTATCCTGGCTTACATCAGCTGTTGCGTCAGTTGTTGGTGCTACACTTCCGTCTGGATTAAATGTTCCTGGATCAGCAATCACTGGTTTTGGATCACTAAAGGCAGTAGCATCTGTAGCGTTAAACATACTTGCCGCTACATCTTTTCTATGGTTATCTAACGCATCTCCTACTTTTACTCTTAACGCATCTTTAAATGCATCACCCGCAGAAGCGTTATCGCCATCAGCTATTTTGTCTATAAAATTTTTTACTTCGTCACTCATTGTTTACTCCTTATCCTATATTATCATCATTGTTTGTAACTTGAGCCATAGGGTCCTGAATAATACCATCTTTAATTTCTTTCTTAATTTGGCTATCCATTTCTTCCATTTCTCTATCGTTTTGTTTTAAGATATTCTTTCTTACATAATTAACTGAAAAGAATTTACCAATGTAATCTCTCATCTCATTGGCAAGAGCTAATCTTTCTCTCATCAATTCAGTTTGTTTTAATTCCGCAAAGTGTCCATCTTGTAAGAAATCATATTGTAGGCAATCTCTCACAGAAATCCAATCTTCTTCTGCGATAACTCCCTTTAATACTAATTGAGTTCTTAAAATATCATTAAATAGTTCAGTAAATTTCTTTCTTAATCTTTGAACAAATTTAGTAAATTTTAATTCATCTCTAGTAATTTCTGAAGCTCTTCCAAGGTTAAATCCTTGACTTGCTTCTAATCTACTTGTAGGAACATTTAAAGAACGATATAACTTCGCTCTAAAATATTCTATATCTGTGATCTCACCTAAATTTTGACCACCAGGCAAAGTAGAAATATCAGTACCTCTTCCACCCTCTCTACTTGGTAACCAGAAGTCTTCCAACATTGACATATAATTTCTGTCATCTCTTATCTCTCCTGTATTTGCATCATAGACAAGTTTGTTTCTATATCTTGCCATAACATCTCTTAAATATTGTTCAGCTTTTACTTTAGGTAAATTACCAACATCTATTTTAAAGATTCTTCTTTCAGGCGCTCTTGCGATACGATAGATTACTGCTGCGTCTTCAATCATTCTTAATTGATTGACAGGTTTGATTGCCTTATGTAAATAAGACAAGACCATATTTTTATTTTGATCTATTAAACCAGATGCGCAGAATGCAATTGTATCTGGCGCTATTTTAAGTCCAGCTGTTCCTGTTGTTCCTGATAAACCTCTTTCATTGTATAAAAAGTATTCAACATATTCATCTACAACAGCTAAATGATTTAACGCTGATGGACTAGGTACATCAGGTCTTTTCTTTCTAATCTCTCTTATCTTTTTAACTTTACGAGGATCGATATATTTTAATTCTGTAATTCCTTTTTTAGGACTCTCTCTATCAATTATCTTATGATAGTAGATACGGCCATCAACGTACCATCTTCTAAAGATGTCGTGGCCTCTTGTATTAAAGTTTAATAATTTTAATACTTCTTTAAATTCGTCTTCTATTTTTCTTCTTACGTCTTTCCCGTAAGGTAAATCTGTAAGATTAACTCTTACTGCGTCTTTCAATTCATTAGCGACAATTGCTTCGTTGACAATATCTTCGATTGCCATATCGCATTCAGGGTGTAAAGCTATTTCTCTATATCTACGAATTAGGTCCTGCTCTGTTTTCGCAGTACCTTCCATATCCAAGTATGAACCAAAATAACCTCCAGCGGCAACCGTTTGTGTACCGTCATCAGCTTGAGCTGTTGTGAAACTTTGTTTTGGATCAGCTTGTTTCTTTAATTTCGTTATCGAAAAGCCGAATAATTCTGCCATTATGTATCTCCTTTGTACTAATACTTATATGAGATTAAAAAGAGGGGCCGAAGCCCCTCTAATCAAATATTAAGTTGTAGTATTACTTTCAAAGTATTGGTAAGCAAACTCAACAGTAAAAGTTTCTACTTCAGTCTTTTCATCAAAGTCCAAAGCAATTTCACTTAAACTTACTGGGTATGCACCTCTCAAAGTATATGATTTAATTGTATTACCGTTTCTATCTAAATGATCTACAAACGCATCAACTTGATAGTCAACAGGATTTGTTAATCCTTCATTGTCTGTCATATTGTTGATACCATTCTGCCATCTTTCGAAAGCATTTCTTAATTTAAAGTTTGTATCATTTAATACTGTGATAGTCCAATTAGGGATTTCTCTATCTCCAGCAATCTTAACAGCTCTTCCTCTGAAGTTGACATTTATATTTGCCACCGTCATCGCAGGAATTGCTGCACCTCGACATAAAAACGCTAGGTCTTCTATTTCGCCACCAACTTGTGCGTAACCAGGAAAAGGCATTGTTACCTTAAACTGGTTGGCTCTTGCGCCACCGCCTGCAAGTTTAGCTTTGAAGTCATTAATGTTTGCCATTTTTTATTCTCCTCTACTATTAACCGCCTGCGACTTCTTCAAAAGAAACGCCAGTTCTGGTTGCGACAAAAGATAATGTGATAAAGTTGATACTTCTTGCTGGTTTAATGAAAATCTCAGCAATAAATTCATTTCTATCAATTACTTCGCCTGTGTTGTTAGTTTCATCACATACTACTAAAAAGTCTGTGATACCTCTACGTCCTTGTACTTCTCTTAGGAATGGCTCTACAATGTTTCTAAAGTTAGCTCTTGTAAATTCATCATTGAACTCAAAGAGTTGGAATTTAGAAGCAGTTGAAATCGCCTTTTCTAATACGATAAACAATCTTCTTACGTTGATTCTATCGAAAGCACTTGGTGAACTTAATCCAGTTTTGTCACCAAAAAGAACAGTACCTTGTCCTGGGAAAGTTGACACAGGGTTAACTCTCTTAGGATATAGTTGATCTCTTTGTGATTTTGTCGGATTGTAAGCTAGTTTAACTGCGCCTCTTACTATACCTCTGTTAAAACCAGCAGGTGAGTACCAAGCATCAGCAACTAAATCAGTTCTAGCCGCTAGACCAGCAGTATCTCCATTCAATGGAACAAATCTGTAAATGTCAGCATATCTGTCATAACAGTAT